GCAAGCACAATGCTTACAGCCGACATCAATGTGTCTACGACCTATACTCAAACAAGCTAAGGAGCAAAAGTGCCAACAACGATCATTACGGGTCGCGATCTAGTCCTAACGATCGCGAGCACTAACTACGATGCGCAGGCAACAAGCGCAACACTCGCAAACTCACCAACCATCGAGACATATCAAACCCTTGATGGCAAGGCATACAAGCACATCGATGACCAATGGACATTTGATGTGTCAATGCTTGCAGACTGGGGCGCTTCAGGATCGCTATGCGAGGCCCTTTGGACTGCGTGCGAAACTGCACCTAATACCACTTTGGCGGTATCGCTAACAGCTGTATCAGGCGCGGTCTTTGCGTTTAATGTGATGCCAGTATTCCCAGCAGTGGGCGGTACTGCACCTGATGCGCAGACAGTGGACTTGTCATTCACAGTCGTGGGAACACCAACCGAGACATTTAGCTAAAACTAAGAACGGGAGCAAAAATGAAACTACCAATAACAATTGAATTCAATTCGGGCGAGGTTGCCACATTTGTGGCAGCCCCACCTGAATGGGTGAAGTGGGAAAAGAGCACAGGCAACATCATCAGCCAAGCGCAGGAAAAGATAGGGCTATCCGATCTCATATTCCTGGCGTATCACGCTATGAAGCGCGAGGCAGCTGGCAAGCCTGTGAAGCCGATCGATGTATGGACTGAAACAGTCGCAAATGTCGAGGTCGGTAACTCTGACCCAAAAGCTACCCAGTCGGAAGCCTAAGCCGAACCCTTTGGGATTTGGCAATCGCGACAGGATTACCGACTAGCGAATTTGCAAGCGCTGAAGATGTAATGACAGCGCTGGAGATATTAGAGAGGCGAGCCGATGGCAAGTGAGGGAATCAGCTATGACAAGGCTGAACTGCGTGCCATCGCTCGATCCTTTAAGGCGATGGATGAGGAAGCGCTTGACCAAGCAAAAGCCAAATCAAACGCCCTTGCCGAATTTGTATCGGATAAGGTTAAGAGTGCAGCACGCAACGCACGATCCATCCCGAAGGTATCAACTCGAATCGCTGACGGCTCAAAAGTATCTAAATCATCCAAGCTGGGCGAAATCTCATACGGATTCGCGGCGCAAAAATTCAGCGGTGGTGCAACCACTCGTGACCTTTGGGGCGGGGCAGAATTTGGCTCGAATAAGTATAAGCAATTCCCAGTATGGAGTGGTCGTGAGGGTCGCGGTTCGCGTGGATGGTGGATTTATCCAACTCTGCGCAGTATTCAGCCTGAAATCGTAAAGAAGTGGGAAGAAGGATTCTCCGAGATAGTTAAGAGGTTCGATTAATGGCAGGAAGTAGAACGCTCAAACTATCCATCCTGGGCGATGTAGATAATCTCAATAAGTCACTCAAGGCCGCGACAAATGATGTCGAGACTTTTGGCGATAAGGTATCAAAGGCTGGCAAGGTAGTCGGCGCTGCGCTGGCCGCAGCTGCCGCAGCCGCTGGCGCTTACGCCATCAAAATCGGCGTGGATGGGGTCAAAGCCGCCATCGAAGATGAGAAGGCACAGACACAGCTAGCCCTAGCGCTAAAGAACGCTACAGGGGCTACAGAGGGCGCAATCGCCGCCACTGAAGAATTTATCTTGCAACAATCTTTGGCCAGTGGTGTGGCAGATGATGAGCTGCGCCCAGCGTTGCAGCGCCTTGCGCTATCGACAGGCGATGTCAAAAAAGCCCAGGATTTGCTCAAGATCGCAATGGATGTATCCACAGCTACAGGCAAGCCACTCGAAGCGGTAGCCAATAGCCTGGGCAAAGCCTATGACGGCAACACCACAGCACTGGGCAGATTAGGCATTGGTCTATCAGCTGCCGAACTTAAAACCATGTCATTCACTGATGTCCAGGGCAGACTTACAGATTTATTTGGTGGCGCAGCTGCGGTCAATGCTGAAACCTATTCAGGTCGAATTGCTCGTATGCAAATTGCTTTCGATGAAGCAAAAGAGACTATCGGCTTTGCGCTTTTGCCTATTCTGGAGAAGCTGATGAAGTTCATCAATCAGGTTGCTACGCCAGTTCTAGAAACACTGAACAAAGGCTTTGACAATACGAGCGGCCTGGGCTGGTACATCACTTATGTGTCAAAGGTAATCTCAAGCATTTTCATTCCAGTGTGGAATGGCCTAGTGAGCGCGTTCAATAGCATTAAGAATTCTATCGGTGACAATCTTGAAGCCTTTAAAGAATTCGGCGGTTATATCGCCCAGTACCTTGCGCCAGTCATCGGCACAGTATTAGGCGGCGCGCTTCAAGTGGTGGGCAAAGTTGCCGGTGGTGTAATCGATGTCATCGCTGGAGTCATCAAGGCCATCAACTTCCTTATCGGCGGCGCAATCGATGGGATCAATGCGCTTATCCGCGCTTATAACGCAGTGCCGCTATTGCCTAACATTCCAACGATTAACAAGCCAACACTTAACACTCCAACAATCTCTAGCGCATCAGTATCAACACCTTCTATTCCATCCGCTCCATCAATGGCAATGCCATCAGTATCGGGCGCAGCTAGTGGCGCGGCTTCAGCTGCACGAGCAGGCGCATCAGTTGCGGCATCTAGCCAGGCGCTCGTGCCTACAGTGACAATTGGTGGCGCACCTGCGGGATACCGCCCTGAAACCTTCACACCTACTGCAACCCTGGGTGGCGCACCTGCAAGCTATGTGACCAACAATGTGAACATCGGCGTGGCTGGTGATCCTGAAGGTGTAGCGCGTGCGGTAGTCGATGTCATCAATACTTCATATTATCGCGGTGGTCTAGGGGCAACGGCGTACAAGCTATGAGTCAATGGACACCCGAATGGCAATTAGAAATCAATGGCGTTGATTACACAAATTTGACTCTTGCCAATTTGACAGTAGTTTCAGGCCGTACTGACATTTACAGCCAGCCTCGCGCTGGATATGCCAACATTGAAATTATCAACTTAGATTTGACCCCAATCACCATTGATGTCAATGATGGGTTGGAAATCAAAGTCAAAGATTCGACAGGCACATTTGTCAATATCTTTGGCGGCAATGTGACCGACTCAAGTGTTGAAGTGGCCAGCACAGGCACAGGCGGCATCAATGAGACTATGCGAATTACTGCTTTAGGAGCTTTGGCTAAATTGCCAAAGACTTTGACCGAAGGTGTCTTATCAAAAGATTTTGATGGTAATCAGATTTATAGCATTTTAAGCCAAGCCCTATTTGACACCTGGGCAGAAGTTCCTGCCGCTACTACCTGGGCAACTTATGATCCGACTACTACCTGGGCAGATGCAGAAAATTCAGGGCTGGGCGAAATTGATCGACCTGGTAATTATGAGCTTGCAGCTCGTTCGGCTAGCACCACAGATATGTATTCTTTAGTTTCAGATTTAGCCACTTCCGGGCTCGGATATTTGTATGAAGATGCTCAAGGCCGAATTGGCTATGCAGACAGCACCCATCGCAATGTGTATTTGACCGCAAATGGATATGTGGAAATTAGTGGAAATCATGCTTTATCGCGCGGGATTCGAACCATTCGCCGCCTGGGTGATTTGCGCAATGATGTGACCATAACTTACAAAAATGGCCAACAAGAATCTGCATCAGATTCATCGAGCATCAATCAATACGGGGCTCAAGCTGAAAACATCCAAACATCGTTAGAAAATGATTATGATGCGTTGGCTCAAGCTGAATTTTATTTGGGCATCAGAGCCCTTCCTCAAGATGTCTTTGAGTCGATTACCTTTACCCTGGGTAACTCTGAATTAGATAATGGCGATCGCGATGCTCTTCTTAATGTATTCATGGGGCTTCCAGTGGACATCACGGATTTGCCTAGCAATATGGTCAATGGTCGATTCCAGGGCTTTGTCGAGGGATGGACTTTTCGGGCTGGATATAACCGCCTTGACCTATCACTGAATGTGTCACCGACCGCCTTCTCATTACTAGCTGCCCGCTGGAACGATGTGAGTGTCACGGAGACATGGAACACAGTTAGCCCTACACTAGAATGGATAAACGCCACCACAGTGGCATAAGGAGCAGATATGCCTAGCACTACTAACTTTAACTGGACAACGCCAGCTGACACCGATTTGGTCAAAGATGGTGCATCCGCGATTCGCACATTAGGCAATAGCATCGATACTTCATTTGTCGATCTTAAAGGCGGCACAAGCGGCCAAGTCCTAGCAAAGAATTCCAACACAGATTTGGACTTTACCTGGGTTGAACAGGATGACACTACCTTGTCATTTAACGCACAGACTGGCACAAGCTACACGCTGGTTATTGCAGATTTAGGTAAATTAGTTACATTATCAAATGCATCGGCAATTACTTTGACAGTACCACCATCAGTTTTTGCAACAGGTAATGAGATTCATATTCAGCAAATCGGGGTTGGACAAGTTACATTCGCACAAGGTGCAGGCGTAACTATTACATCAACAGGGGCAAGCGCATCAGCACCAAAATTGAGAGCAAGATATTCAGCTGCAACAATTATTTGTACAGGTTCTAACACTTTTACAATTTTGGGTGATTTAGCATAATGTGTCCAATCCTCGGAATTACTGCATCGCAAAATTATGTGCGTGGTGTAAATGTCGAATATTTGGTTGTCGCTGGTGGCGGTGGCGGTGGAAACAATGTTGGTGGCGGTGGCGGTGCTGGTGGTTTTAGAACGGGTACTTTAGAAGCATTATCTTTTGCCACAAATTACACAGTGACTATCGGAGCAGGAAGCACTGGAAATGGTAGCAATTCAGTTTTTTCTACCATTACATCTAATGGCGGTGGTTCAGGCGGTGGCGGTGGTGCAAATGGTGGCAGCAGCCCAAATTCAGGTGGTTCAGGCGGTGGCGGTGGCTCGACTGGCGGTTTTGAAACTGGCGGGGCTGGAAACACACCATCGCGCAGTCCATCTCAAGGAAATAACGGCGGCAACTCTTATGGTGCAGGTGGCAACTATGCATCAGGTGGTGGCGGTGGTGCGTCTGCGGCAGGCGGCACAACAACTCAAAGTTCGTGGGGCGGGGTAGGTGGAGCTGGTACATCTTCATCAATTACAGGATCATCGGTAACTTATGCTGGCGGTGGTGGTGGTGGTTCTTCTAATAACTTTAGCGGTGGAACACCAACCCCAGCAGCAGGTGGAGCTGGTGGCGGTGGAACAGGTGGAACTGGTAACGCTTCGGGTGCAACAATTGCAAATGGTGTTGCAGGAACAGCAAACACAGGCGGTGGCGGTGGCGGTGCTGGTGGTGCTGGTTCAAATGTATCTGGCGGTTCAGGAATCGTTATTTTGAGTTATCCAAGCGCATACACAATCACAGTCGGAGCTGGTTTAACAGCTTCTACAAGTACAGTCGGTTCAAATAAAGTAACAACTTTTACCGCTGGTACTGGAAATGTGAGTTGGGCATAATGGCACATTACGCATTTTTAGATGACGCAAATATTGTCACAGAAGTTATTGTCGGTATTGACGAAACGGAATCTATTGAAGGAAAAAGTCCGGAAGAATGGTATGGCGAGTTTAGAGGACAAAAGTGCGTTCGTACTTCGTTTAATGGAAAGATTCGATTTAATTTTGCAGGAATAGGATTTACTTATGATCCTATTGATGATGCATTTATTCCACCCATGCCAAATTGTGAACATGAGGAATTAACACTAAATAAATTTAAACGATGGGTCTGCACAAATGAGGAACACAATGTCAAACTATCCTAATGGCACAGCACCGCGAGCGATTGCAATTGCTTTGGGCGAGGTTGGCTATGTCGAAGTGCCTGACAACCTGACCAAGTATGGAGAATTCACAAAGGCCAACGGCTTACCCTGGTGCGGTTCATTCTGCAACTGGGTACTCGCACAAGCTGGAGTCAAAGCACCATCGGTAGTTAGCACAGCTACAGGCGCACACAAGTTTAAGGATTTAGGCCGCTGGCATGAAGTGCCACAGCTAGGCGATTATGCGTTCATGGACTTTCCGCATGATGGGGTCGATCGCATTAGCCATGTAGGCATCGTGGCGGCAATCGATGGCAAGGTCATTACCTGCATTGAGGGCAACACATCAGGAACTGGCGATCAACGCAATGGCGGCATGGTGATGATTAAGCAGCGCACCATCGGCAAGGAGATCGTGGGATTTGGTCGGCCTAAATATGTGCCATTTAAAGGTGAATATCCTGCGGTGGCTGTATCTGAAGCTGCACCAAAGAAGAAGCTACTCAAGAAGGGTGCAAAGAAATGACAAACATCAAAGCAATGGCCGCATCATGGGCGCGCTCATTCCTAGCGGCATCAGTTGCCGTATATATGGCTGGGGTTACTGACCCAAAGGCCATCGCTAGTGCAGGGCTTGCAGCTGTGCTGCCTGTCATCGTGCGTTGGCTAAATCCAAATGACACAAGTTTCGGTATCAAGGGGAAGTGATCCGAAGGCTACGCTGGTCAGCACTATGGTTATCGCTTTCGATAGTGCTGACTGGCTGTAGCAAATATGACGGATGGGTGAGGTATCCCTGCCAGGAGTTCGAGAACTGGCAAAAGCCTGAATGTAATCCACCAGAGTGTTTAAGTACGGGGGTCTGCACTCAAGACATATACGGAGATGAACTTGAAGGACAGGTCACACCGCAGACTGACAAATGAGCAGCTCAAGGCTCGCCTAATCGTATTCATCGGAGTATGCCTAGCTTTGGTCTTTGCCATGTCGGTGCTAGGGATGCTCTATGCGCTTATTTTTGTCACCCAACCAATCGGCGCACAAGCGCCCAATGATCGTGCGTTCATCGAGCTTCTGACCACGCTGACAGTATTCCTCACTGGCGCACTAGGATCAGTGCTGGCATCAAATGGCCTAAAGGATAAACCACACGAAAAGCCAAACGACACGCCCAAAAACACGCAGGATTCTTGACCATCACGCACCCATGCCCCACAGTTAAGGCAGGGAGCGAAGCACAGTAGCCCCCTGAACGGGAGCAAAAATGTATTCAATCGGTGAAGTGGCCATGTGGCTACTTATAGGGGTCGCAATCGGCTTTACATTTGGTTACACCGCAGGCCTTAAAGAAGGCAAGCGCGAAGGATTTATCCGAGGCAAAATCGCAGCTCGCAAGGCGGTGCAGTCATGGGATTCCTGGACAATTACGAGACAGTCAATCAAAAGGTTCAAAGACTGCACGCGACCTATCCAACCAATCGCATCGAGACATCGATCATCGACTGGAATTCTGAAAAAGGCTTCATTCTTATCGAGTGCCGCATTTATCGCCGCTATGAGGATGAGAAGCCAGCGGCCATCGACTACGCACATGGCATGGTGGGTGCTTACAATCCACAAATGAAGCGCTGGTATGTCGAGGACACAGTAAGCAGCGCCATCGGTCGATGCGCCAGCGTGGTGCTAGGCAGTGAAGAAAAGCCTAGTCGCGAAAACATGGAGCAGGTCGAGACGATGCCAAAGGCATTTGTCGAGGATGATCCCTGGGCTAAACCAATTTGGGAAGATGGCTTCACCACAGTCAAAACAGCTGTGGAGCAAATCAAAAATGAACTGGGCGGTGAGCTACAAGCTGAAGCGCCTATCTGTAAGCATGGCCACATGATTTGGAAATCGG